ACTATCGAATTGAGCGTTTTGGTTACGCTGTCACCTGCTGCATTGTAAATAGTAATCGCTTGCGCTAATGGTAAGGCTGCGACTTCGGGCGAACTTGTAACGACAAAGCGCGATAACGCACCAATGCCCATGAGCGTTGGATCATTGCTCGTGCTTGCAACGTTTGCAGGCCCTATATTATTTACTATTAGTTGTACTTCTCCGTTCATGTTATGTCCAGTATTCGTTAGCCATTCTTACTTTCAAAGATAGGTTGTAAAGCTTGCCATCACGTGTCTTGCGTTCAGTGTAGGTTGTATCGTCTAAGTTGACAGGCAGCGCGATATTCTCACCGTTGCGCTGTGTTATCCATACAACCTGATTGCTCACAAGCAATGAGCGAAGGAATAGAAACTCACCTTCCTGAATGTAGTCACTTGTAACCGTTAGCACCTGCTGTACTAAGTTTCTACGTTCAAACAATCCGCGATCGTCTTTGCTGAACACGCTGGTTGTACTATTGAACAACACTTTGCGGTATTTTTTACGTTCAATCTCATCATTCATTTCGGACTTCTTTATGAAGTTGAAATAATCCCAACCACCGCGACTATTCACCCACCCCAAACGAATTACATCGTTGTGGCAATCCTTTTGACCATAGTAGGCAGCATTGTAGAAGCGATACTTTACACTTGATTGTGCAGAACCTGTTCGTGCAAACACTTCGTAATATCTCCAACCGGGATTGTCGTTTTCATTTGGTTTAATTGTCCACGCACCGGTGAATTCATTCATGTTAGCTGGATAAACAGGCAAAGCTTCGATATCGTATGCATTCAATGATAATGTTTCGGTAAATGTTGATCCACCTGCCTTATACAATACAATGCGCACGTTGTCTACAAGGTTATTGAACATATAGTTTGCGTTGCCCGGTATGCTCAATGTTCCATAGTCGGTTTCATAAGAAGGAATCCAAATAATGTTCTGTGCTGTTGGATTGCCTGCGTTCCATGTTGGGGCTAAATACCACGAATGCGTTCCGTATTTACGATCACTCATCGCGTAGTTAAAACTAACTTCGAGAACATACTTGATGTCGTCAACACCAACCTCAGGATTTGGTTTGTACCCATCGTAGACTTGATAGTAACCATTGATCACGATGCGCCCATCCATAGTTACTTCGCTACCTTCATTCTCCGTAAGCACACCATCAACTAACCACCATTCTGTAATGGCCGCACTTAATGCATACTTGCTTAAGTCATCAAACGTTCCATCTGTTTCAAAGTGGTAATTCTTATTACGCAAATCATCTACGAGTGGCGAAATATCAAAGTACATGTAGTTGTCAGGAGCAGGTGACAAATAAAACGTGTATGTCTTAGCATCAACAGTTATATTCAAGCCATAACGAAAGCCCGACTGCGCTACTTCTGTGCTCGATGCAATCAGCATAATCTTTTGACCACGCACCACCCAGTTGAAGGGTTCATCTATGATTGTTAATGCCATTTATCTTTTGTTTAGTAGTAATCTATTCTCGATTGATTTGATATAAGCATTCATAAGCTTATCCTTGTATTCATCCCATGTATCATCGATTGCATCGCCATAGTAGTTAATGCCCTCAATACCATTTTTACCAATGCTGCGTGCGATATTGAATGCTGCGCTTTTGATTGCGCTCTCTGTTGACTTGATAAATTCGCCCTGTCTATTACGAAGCTTCAAAGGTTTCATTCGAATCCACTTTTCAATAGCTGCGACAGGTGGCATCTTTGAGTTTGGTTTGCGCCCGAATTCAATTACATCAGCGTATTGACCAGCCGAACCTTTGACAGTAAAATCTATAGTTGGTTTACCATAGCGAATGCGAATTTTGTAGATCAATGAATTGAGCAAGTTACCAGATGCAACACGATTGACAACCTTGCCACGCACCCTTCTTTTGATACGTAGGTTAGATTGCGCACGCTCGATGACCGTTGCCGCGTATTCATTCAACATATCTTCGAATTCTGTTGCCATTATGCTACTTCTTCGAATTCTACGATGGAACCTGCTTTGATTGTAACAAGTGCGTTTACAGATGCGATGACACTCATACTTACCGTTCCGCTTGCCGTTGCTACGTAGATACCATCCGCACTGGCAATACGCTGCGTAGTAGATAGCGAAACAGCTGCTCCGGTATTGTTAGCCGAACCATTGTTAATGGTGTTGGTTGTACCACCCGTTCCGATTGTAAAACGATAAGTGGTTGTTCCTGTTGGGCCATTGGTGCTAAGCATACCACTAACTGTACCTGTTGCAACAATAATGATCGTTGCTCGCCACTTGTATATTTTACCTGCGCTTACTGCAAACGATAAACCTGTGATGTTTTGATAAGCTGTGCCACTCGTAACAAAATCACTTGTTAAAGTAGCAACACCTATACCTAAATCCGATTTTAGTTCTGCAACTGTTAAGGCTGAAACAGTGTTGTCGCTATTGATGCGCAAATAACGTGTTGCACTTGGATTTGGTAGCGTTGCAAGGTTATTTCCTACTGTTGTGAATCCAACAGCGTTCTGCTTAGAATTAAACGTTGACCAATCAGCGCTGCTCAATGCACCGCGATTTGCTGCGCTTGCTGTTGGCAGATTAAATGTATGTGTACTTCCTGCGCTGCTTATTCCAAAGTCAGTACCCGCTGTGCCTACTGCAAGGTTTTGAACTTGCGCTGTAAGTCCATTGATTGCATTTATGCCAGTGCTAAGTGTGGTTATTACTTGACACAAATGCGAATTTTCAGTATGCAATTTGAGTGTGCGTCCCGATGTAGTAACAAATACACGCAAAGCCAATCTATCGGTTAAAGTCATAACCGTTGCTGGTACTGCAAGGGCTGTGAAATAGGCATCTATTACTGTCCCTTGTGTTATGCCTTCAGGCGTTGCAACATCGGTGGCTAAAAGCGTAAATGTGCTGCCATCATACTTATATAATTCAACATAGAAGGAAGGCGAACCGCCAGCTGATGAAGAATTAAAAAACAATTCAAGATTAAAATTGCCGCCCGGTACTAATAACACATTTGGATCATTAGCGTCCGTAATGAATTGTGCAATCAATCCGTTGCCTTGTGCATTGGTTCGCGTGAAGTCAGTTCCTGCACCAAATACAGCCGTCTTGCTCATTTGGTAGTAAGTGCTGCCACCTATTGTACCTTGACTAATTGAGCCGTTTAAGTAATAGCTAACTGATGAACCACCTCCACTTGTCGTTGGGAAGTTGGCAAGTTGGCCATCGCCTCGCACGTATTGTGTAGCAAGTCCTGCTCCTGATATTGCGAGTGTGCCTGCTGTAGTAATTGGTGAACCTGTCACACTGAAAGCAGGGGGAACAGTAAGAGCAACCGAAGTAACTGAACCACCTGAAGCAGGTGTAGTAGCTATCCAGTCTCCTAATAATGTGTTGTAAGTAAGCACCTGCCCATTGGTAACACCTGCTACGTTTACATCAGCTAAATCATCAAGGTTCGTTGGTATAAATGGCTGATTGATTAAGTCAGCGTAATCGCCTGTCGTGGCAACTGTGGCAAGTGTTGGTTTATTAAGTATTTCTTCAACGCCACTAACCGCATCCCAATCGGAGTTAACCTGTGCTGCAGGAATCGTTGGCTTATTCAAAATTTCCTCAACCCCACTCACAGCGTTCCAATCACTGTTGACTTGCGCTGCTGGTATAGTCGGCTTGTTTAAAATTTCAGCTACACCGCTAACTGCATTCCAATCCGAATTGACCTGAGCCGCAGGAATAGTTGGTTTATTCAGTATTTGATAGTCACCGCTTGTTGCGTTCCAATCGACAGGCGTTTGACGTAATCGATAACCAACACCAACCAAAGTCCAGTACAACGTATTCGTTGGTAGTAATGCATCGTTAGTAGCAATGCATTGATAGACATTGCCATTGTACCACACGCGATCACCAATTACATACGGATTGCCTGTAGCAGCTGTGTGGTTTACGTTAAATTCGCTACTAACTAATTCACCTCCTCCTCCTCCTGCTGCATCAATGGTCACGCTACCATCACCGTTATCAGTTATGGTTACGTTCGTGCCTTCGACTAAATCCAGTATGTTTTGAACCGCGTTATCTACTCCATTAGTGCGTAGTGTCAAGCCATAACCTGTTCCACTACCACCACTTGATGAACCACCTACTGCCCATACTGCAGGTATATCACATGCTGACCAATCCCACGGTACTTCTAACTGAATCGTAAACGCTACACCGGTGACAGTATTTTTATATTCTTCAATGAATGGTTCGAACGTTGGATTGTTTACAAGCTGCACATCGAATCCGAATAACTCTAATCCGTTACGCACTTCAGCTATCAAGTCTTGCCCTAAACGCACGCAATCGCTTATCACTTCGCGCTGGTATTCTGCTTTGTATTCCTTGTCGCGTGGGATATCAGCAAACATGACTAAGAAACCAAACTGCATACCGCCCTGAATCGGAGTGATTGTGTCAGGTGTTACGTGCATGAATGGGTATTGATCATCCTGCAACTGGTCTGCAAGGTCAATCTGTCCATGTGTGAATCGCTTAATCAAAAAGTGACCCGCTGCGAATGCTTCCAGGCGATTGATTAAAACGTTATAGCTATAATTGTAACTTGTCATCTATTCCTTTTTTTCATTTCCATTTTTTGTACATAGACATAATCTGCTAAGTACGTTAAGTGCGTAAACACTTCATAACACCTTCGCTCTGTCACTGCATCAAACTTTGTTATGTCCCGGTCAGCTAAGCTTTCAATAATATGAAACCAACCGTACACACCTAATCCATCAGGGGTTGCTGTTCCTTCATCTCCTTCACTATCTCCGTTATCTCCTTTGCCAAAAAGACGAGGGAATCGTTGTATAGTTCGATTTCTAAAGTCGAAAAAAAAAGCAGCGTATTTAACACATGGTCCAAAGTCAATTCGCCAACTGCATCTTCATACTTGCGCTTATCATTGGTAGCATAAGGCTCTATGTCGTAATACTTCCCAAATTTTGCCTTCACTGGTCTATACAAGATGCACATCATTTTGTGTGCAGCTTCGCCCATGATCACACCATCTTTGTAAATGTCACCGCACACGCTGTCTAAATCCACATATTCGCCAAATGTCATTGCGCTAAGGTCAGGCACAAAGCCAAGTTCATACACACCCACACGCACCTTGCGCTCAAATTCACCACTGCTTAAGCGAATGGCTGCTTCGAATGTTTCAATGATTTCATCAATGACATGCACCTGAAGCAAACGAATGCTTTCAGTGCTCTTGCCTGTAATTACACGCACCTGCTCAACCTTATCGACTGCATTTTGATAGTCAATGTATTGATTCAGCGTGATGCCTTTTGCGTTAGCTGCTATGCTAAAGTTTAATTTCATGCTCTGTTGTATTGTAGTTTTTGCTTCCTTTTTGTTACAAGTCGGAGTGCACGTTGATCACTACCGGTGCCTTTTGGTCACCAGCATGTGTTACACGCGCTTGTTTTGGTTTAAAGTATTCAAGTAAGGCAGTGTAGTGTTTGATGTATTCTTCATCTTCCATTTCATTCATGATGCGCATACATTTAGCTGCGCCTTCCTGCGTGAACCAATCGCCTAATTCATTCCACATTTTGATTCTTTCGCTTTGCACACCGGGTGGCCTGCCTGCTGGGTTGTTGGTCATTCCTTTATGTAGTCCCATGATTTTGAAAATTTGATAAAAACAAATCACTTCTGTTCATACTGCGCAATGCAGACAGCAATGCGCTGCTGTGCATCAGGATATTCACTTTGCGTCTTTGCATCACTCATGCAACGTGCTATGAATTCGTTTTTTTCTTCTTTGGGGGTTGGGGTTGGTAGGGGCATGGTATATTATTTAAATAGGATTGCACGTGTAAGTGTTTTCTCGTTAATCAAATCAACCTGGTCTTGATTGTTATCGTAGTGAATGTCGATATCATAACGCACCATATAGGGAAATTTGTCTTTGCCGTTGGTGTATTTAATACGTGATCGTGGTATACCTAACCTTTCGGCTGTAGTATACACTGCATCGTTGTTGCTTTCGCGCTGGCGTGCTGTAATAATCCACACATCATGCCCGGTTGCTATCTTTTCAGCTGCAAGTTCTTTCGCTTTCGTAGTAGATAGCGTTCCATCGTAGTCAAACGATATCTTAGTTTTTGCAAGTTGTATTTTCATTTGTCGATTTTACCTAATTGTCTACGGAATTCTGTAATTAGATCACGAATGCATGATGCGCATCCAGATGGGCGTTCATGCTTCTTTGTTATCTTGCTATACCAATAGTACAGCATTTGCAAATCTTCCTGTTGTATCTTATTGGCTTTGCTTATCTTACCTATAAATTTATCCAGTGCAGCTATTTCTTCATCGCTCATGTCTTGAGCAAACCATTTACGTGCTGGGCATGATGCAAAGCGAAATTTAGTCTTTACATCCATGAAGCAGCCACAAAGCTTTATCTTTTCCTTGTAGTAGGTAACATCATTTTCTTCAGCATTGACGTTGTTGCCTACGATTGGTGTACCGCAAGTGCCGAATGTACCGTTGTAAAACTTACATTTTTTGCAAGTATTCAGTCTCTCGCGCTGTATGTGAGAGGGAACGTTGAAGTTTAACATATTCTCTTATTCGTTTTAATGCTCTATGTATTGAAGTGCGCAGGTAGTTGTAAGGTATACCTGTTTCGCGGCTTAATTCTTTATAGTCGAAATCGGGTTTGCTGTATAGACGCAAAAGGATTGCATCAAATTCGTTCAAACGTCCGATTGCGTTGTATAGATATTCACCATCTATGAATGCACCTATCCATGTTTCATCCTGTTTGCTATCATCCACCTGCCTTTCTACGTGTAATTCGTAGTATTTGCGATACTTGATAGCGTAATCACTTCGTGCGCTGTGCCATGATAGCCACAATGCCCTGTTTACGTATGCTTCTACTTTGCCCCTGCACACTATATCTTCTATATCCTGCTGTGGGCGATCCATTAACCGGGCAAGAACCTCATGCAATAGATCACTTCCCTTCTGTTTATCGTGTGCAAGCCTACTGGCCTTATCCAGCCATGCGTTATAGTGTTTCCCTATATGGCAACTTACGCAGTCGATTTGTTAAATTTTAAAAATAGTTGTGTAAAAACTTGCACTACTAATAAATTGGTGTACATTTGTACCCGTCAAAGATAAACAAAAACAAAACCAAATGAGCTATTTCACTTTTGAACACGATTGCAGCAATGCACCACTCACACTTACTATCGAAGTTGAGTATTCAATCTACAACTTTTCAGGCAACTATTACGAGCCAGCAGAAACGTCTGTAAAAGACCACAAATTCAAACTGCTTTGCGCTGGCATTGACATGACCAAATGCATCATGCATAGCAACAATGAAAAGTTAGTCGATGAATTAGAGAACGCAATCATTACAGCTATTTGGAATAACGAAGAAAATCAGTAAACAATTTAAAACCCAATAAAATGTTAATCGAAGTAACACACACAGCACCGGTACAAGTAGGTACTACCAAAGTAACACTGCCACACTACTACATTGATGGCGATTATGTCAAGTTTTATTGCTGCTTCACTACAGATATGAAGCTTATCACAGTTTACCATAACGCATATGGTTGCAACATTGAAACAAAATGCTACGATGATGCGCAAGATGTAGCCTTCCGTTTAGAACGTGACATGCGTGACAAGCTATACGAGCCAATCGATGAAGCAGTGTTCATGCATAAGTTTAGCGAAGCGCACCGCGAAATCTTCTACGTAGCCAATCCTAAATTAAAACCAATCGAATGAGAAAGCGACAGGAACTAAACAAACTGATTGCACGCACAGTAGGGAGCAAGGCTGCTCTCCTACGTGCGATGCAAAGAAGCAACACGCCCATAGTAAAAAAAACACTTCATAATTGGTGCGATGATCCGGGCAGCATCAAGTTACGCCAGCTAATTAACCTTAGCCGCGTCATGGAACTGCCAGTGTGCGAGATAGTCGATTGTATAACCATTAAAACCGAAGGCGATGAATGAATATAAAGCATACATAAAGACACAAGGCAAGAAGCTGCGCACTACTAAGCTACCTACGCGAAGCGATATCCTTACTATCATGAAGAAGTTTGATAAGATAAGTTTTGCTGATTTGCGCAAAGAACTAAACGTAAGCAATGCTAAATTGATGGATTGGTGCAAGCTGGTATTCAGCACAGACGATAAGGAGAAACGTTGGCGCGAAATCGAGCACAATCTAAACAGCCTTGAATTTCATGAGAACTTTACCGATTCGATGCATAGCGAATATGATGTGCAAGATATCCGAAGGGTAAACGACAAAAACACGTATATTGTAAAGAAGAAGGTAGTAAATGAAAATCGCATGTGCTATCTTGTTACGATTAACCATGACCAGCATGTAATTGTACGGTTTGATATTCCTGTCGAGCGTAGTAGCGTGCAATACTGTCCAATTTCATTAGGCTGTGACTATCATGTCAATTCGTTAGGTCAATGGGAGTATATGCAGCTGGAATCGCATCTACCTGTGATAAACATCCAAGCAGATGAAGACTACATCGGGAAGTTTTGGTTAGCAATATCTAATTCACTTAATGCATGAAGCACGAAGAAAGCAAGATTCAGCAACGTTGCGTAGAATGGTTCCGCTATTCTTTTCCACGCACACTAATCGCTTCCTTCCCCAATGGTGTGTTTATAGGTGGCACTCCGGTACAAAGAGCCAAACGCTGGAACATCTTGAAAGCAGAAGGAGCTATGCCAGGTATGCCTGATTTGATGATCTGCATGGCTTCAGGTGGATACCATGCCCTGTTCATCGAGATGAAGACCGAGAAGGGCAAACTATCCGACACACAAAAAATCGTTCACGCACAGCTTATCAATGCAGGATACTGCGTAAAGGTGTGCAGGTCATTTGAAGAATTTACAATCACAATTAAAACCTATTTAGAGCAATGAGAAAAAACACAAAAAGCAAGTATTACGAATTCATGTGTGCATTACATGCCATGCAAGAATTTGATATCAAACAAATGCGCAATGAATATCGTGTAGGTGCGCGATTGATTACGCTGATGCGCGAACACAATATGATTAGACGCGAAGGCAATGTGACACGCTGGATAGGCGATAAGCCTACACAAGCAATAGCTATGGCATTTGCTAAAGAATGTTTGAAGGAATCACGTATTGCCAATGCACAAAGCAAAGCAGGTACGCAGCAACTAACTATCAAACCCATCAAACGTGTTGAGCGCACACAACCAGCACCGGTGCAGCAAGAACCCGAATGCGACAACAGTAACAGCAAGATGTTATTAATTATGGCTGTTGGTGCCGTAATCGGATTCATGATTGCCACAGCAATTTGGAAATAGAGATATTTTGTATATCTTTGCAACGCAACCCAGTATGAAAAACATTTTAAATCCCATCACTACCGCATTGCCATAGCACTTTCGTGCGCTGGGTTGCCTTTGTGTGTAGTGGTGGGTATTTAGTTTTATGTCTAAAAATCAATCTTTATCGTGGACCAATGACGATACCGTAATGAGTATCGGATTTATTGAAAACAAATTTGTAATTACTATGGTAAATTACAAAACCAATACTTGTAATACGATGTGGTTGTGGTTGCCTGAAGCAATGGCTTTATCAGAATCCATTGACGAACAGATTAAAATCATTTTGCCCGAAGAATATAAAGCACCACCATTCTAATGAAAACAAACAATGGTTATTCATATTCTCGTGCATGGTTTGACTATGCCTTTGAACACCCGGAGCAGGTGACCGCTTCACATGGTATCTTGTACCTATGGCTTGTTGAGATAAACAACCGTTTGGGTTGGGTAGATATATTCCAAATCACAGCCAGCGAATGCATGCAAGGAATGGGATGCAAAAGCTACAATACATACAAGAAGTGTTTTGATCAATTGATTGAATGGGGCTTTGTTAAGGTTGTAAAGAAAGCAGTCAATCAACATCAATGCAATATAGTTGCCCTATCAAAATTTGATAAAGCACTTAATAAAGCACTTGACAAAGCATTGATGAAGCACTTGACAAAGCAAAGTGAAAGCACAGTACAAAGCAATGTTGAAAGCAACTGCGACATTCATAAACAAGTAAACAATAAACCACAAACCATAAACAATAAACGTGGTGTTTTCACACCACCATCCGAAAATGAAGTTTACAATTTTATGGGTGAGTATTCAATGCAAAAGCATTTGCAATGGCCTGATGAAAAAATAAACACAGAGGCCGCGAAATTTTTTAACTACTACGAAGCTAATGGATGGAAGCAGGGTAAGAATCAAATGAAAGATTGGAAAGCTTCAGCGCGTAACTGGATGGGAAATAATAGTAAATTCGAAACTTCAAATAATCAAAAAGTAAATTCTTATGGAACAAAACCAAGGTTTGACAACGTTGCACACTATCAAAATGTGGCAGCCCAAATCGCAGCTGACTTTGCACGAGAGCGTGAAATGCGACAAGATAGCAACGCTTAGAAAAGTAGACCGCGAAGAAACTAAGTTTAAAATTTCAATGCTGATTGCCCGGTGCTGTGCAATGCTGAACATTGAAAAGAACATGAACAATGAACAGATAAAGTTTGCAGCCGAACACTTTGTACAGCATCATTGGAAGTATAGCCTTGAAGATATCCAGTTATGTTTAGATCGTGGCACGGCTGGTATGTACGGCACTATCTACAATCGTTTGGACTTATCCATATTGAACGAATGGATATTAAAATTTGAGCAGGAACGCGATGCGCACATTGATGCCTTGCGCACTCAAGAAAGGCAGAACAACAACATCTACGAAATGTTTCAGCATCCGCAAATCATGGATGCGATGCAACAGGCCGCAGATAAGTTGAAAATTAAAGAAGAACCAGTGCGCGAAGTGAAAAGGGAAAATCCACCGCAAATTGAGATTGCACTCATGCGCGAATACGATGCGCTGCCGCAATGGGACAACGACATGCGTTTCCGGGTATATAAAACCAAGCCTTACCAATTCACTGAATACAGGCAGGAACGTTACAGGGAGTTAATCGAAAATCAAAACGAATACTGATGAAGCAATACGATAAACAACGCGAAACTGAGTTGTTGCGCAAATTATTTGTGATAACAGCTAGACGTAGCATGCGCCCTGCAATGAGCGATAATCTAACAATGCGCCTTATCTTTGAGGAATTACATTTGCTAACCGAAAAAGACGAATACAAGCTATGACAGTAGGTGAATTGTGGGATGCATTAGCTCAATACCCGGATGAAACAGAAGTTTACATCGGATTCATCAACGGCCATAGCATCGAAGAAGAAACATTCACAATAGCAGAGATTAGCAACATGAGAGGCAAAATCACAATAGCTTTCATGATGGACGATATAAACATAATCAACAATTAAATACAATGAGCAACTACCAAATGCAAGAGGGACAGTTCACCCTATTCAAGAACAACAAGACAACCAACAATGCACCTGAATACACAGGTGAAATCATGGTCAATGGTAAGAATATGCGACTGGCTGCATGGGTTAAAGAAGGAAAGAATGGCAAGTTCTTTTCAGGCAAGATGAGTGAGCCACTCGTAAAGCGTGACGAACCACAAGATGATCCATCAGCTGACATATTCTAATGATCCTGCCTAACCTACCACAAGACAAAGCAAACCATGCGCTCTATGGTGTTGCTATCTACGCTGCTTCTGCTTCGATATTCAGCGCACCATTCTCAATGATTGTGGTGTTCGCGTTTGCAGCTGGTAAAGAACTATATGATTCTGTACTCAAAGAAAAATCATTTAGCATGCTGGACATGATAGCTACGCTGTGCGGTGGATTGGTTGGAATGTATATTGGATTGTTTACATGATTGAATACCTGCCTAAACAGAAGGAAGCATTGCGTGTGCTGGGTAACTCACACC